ACATTTACCCGATCAAATAGGCCCCTCCTCCAGCAGAAGTGCGCCTGCTCACAATGGGTCCGCCTAAATGGGGTTGCAAATACAGTACTTGGCATTTTCCGATTTTTGGTTTATTGTGCAAAAGGCCCACTGATCATGGGCTTATGGTTCGGGTTCCCGGGCGGTGCCAGCCTTCCCAGGCTGGGCGGTACGCCGTCCGGATCCCAGACGCTGTTACCGCCAGTCACGATGCAACCGCACCTTTACAGACCGCGGCCAAAGTGCGCCTCAAAGGCCGATTCGTCCGGAGCAATTCCCGCGGAACAAATCGCGGCGGCGGAAGTACTTCTTCAGCGTATCCAGCCGGGTGTGACCCGTATGTGCCGCGATGAGGAGGGGATTCACCCCGGCTTCCGCGGCCGCGGTGCAGAACCCGGCGCGGAGGCTGTGCCCGGAAAATTTCGAGGGATCGAGGGAGATTCGCTGCACGGCGTCTTTGACGATCCGCCCCACCGCGGCGGGACTCAGCGGGCGCAGCCGGTTGTGCCGCACGCTGGTAAACAAGGGCCCATCCTCCACGCTGCCGCGATATCGCAGCCAATCTCTAAGGCAGGATTCGAGGCACGTATCCGGATGTTTGCCGGCGGCGACCGCAATCCAGCGCCCCTTCCCCCTTTGGTCTTGTTTTTCGTGACGAACGTGGATGACGACGCCCTGCCTGGTGAATTCAATGTCGCTGAGTTGCAACTCGGTGATCGTTGCGCGGCGCAGGGCGGATGTGAAGCCCAGCACGATGATTCCCCTGTCCCGGAAGGCCTCGCGAGTACCCTCCGAGCGCAAAATGCCGCTGATACGGCGGATCTGGCGGACGTCCAGAGGCTCCATCTGCCGGGGCCGCTCCAGGCGCAAGCGTTGCGCTCCCGCCAGCAGCGACCAGATGGTTTGGTCGACCGGGGTGGGGTAGCCGTTGATACGGTGCCGGTGAGTGATTCCCGACGTGTGATTGACCGCGGTAGACACTTTCCTGCCGTGGTCGAGCAAATCGGTAAGGTACAGCGAGACGGTGTCCGTTGTCGCCGGAAGGCTGTTTCGCTGTGCCTGTTGGCACCAGAGGCTGAATCTCTTCCAGGATTGCGCGTAGCTTTTCTCGGTGTTGCGGGCGAACAGGCCCCGCTCGAGAATGCTCCGTTCGGCGTAGAGGTGGTCCAGGTCGTGGGGAACGATGGGCAGCATGAGTTGTCGCATCCTGACAACCTGGCCCACGTCAAAATCGATTGTAAGTTGGCAAACGATACAATCGGCATATCGTCCATGAGGACGAGGCCGACTGCATACCCACCCAGCCAAGGAAGAGCACCGCCCCCCAACTTCCATTTTTACCCGGGCCGCATTTACTTTCGCAGGGCAGATGCGACACCGAGTGAACTCAAGGCGTGTTGGAAGGGCGTTGGCTATCCTCATTCTGCCATAAATCTCCCACCGTCTTAAACCCCCACCCGTCGTTTTTTGGCCCGGCCAGTCCGGAGAAGGTTCTGTTTCCCTATGGGAAAAGTAAACGCATCCAAAACTAAACGCCGCGACCCAGCCCGGTTCAGTGCGAGGGTACAAGCCCCAGGAGGCAAGATCCAGGAGGTGGGGGTTGGCGTCAGCCTGCAAAAGATGATCACCTTGGCGAAAAAGCACCACGCCCAGCACGGTTGGAATACGTGGGTCTGGAATGTGCGGACGGCTGAGACGGTCTTTGGAATCGTGCAGGCGCAGGCGGTTCAGAAAGCGGGCGGCCAATGACCGGCCAAAACGGCAATTCCGTGGAAAATGCCGCGGAACGGATCGACCTCAACCTCGAACTGGTCAAGAAAATGGGATCGAAGAATGGGTACGATCCCATCCCGCCCAGCCAGTACCTGTATTTCCTGGACGACCCCGATCCGGTCCAGCGAGTGGTTGCCTACATCCGGTCGAAGACCATCCGGCTGGGACACCGGAGTCCTCGTGCGGTCCACCAGGACGGCAGCACCGTCACAATTCAGGACATGGCCGACGACTGCTTTAGCCGAGATTGGGCCAACGCAAATCGAGCCTGGAGACAGGCCGAAGCCCAAAAACTAGTTGCTAAAGGCAAAGCTGGTGAGTTATGCTTGTGCGGTAACGTTCCCTCCCGCGAAATTCAGCGTAAACCCCTAGAAAACAAAGAAGGAGCACCAGTCTGTACAGACTGGTTAAAACTCTGTACAGACTGGTCGCCACCGGCCTATATCCGGGAACAATTGGAGCGTCTCGCTGAGGAGGAGCGTGAATCCTTCTCTGCCCAGTACCTGCGACTTTTGGAATGGGGTGAGGCCCTGGAAGCGGACGCGATCGCGGCGGCCCGAGTCGAGCGGGTCGCCCGCGAAAGACTCCTGCTCGCCAAGGCCGGAATCCAACTCCGCAATGGCGGCAAAAAACGGGACCTGAAGGCGAAGCCGCTCTCCGTTCAGCTTAGGTTAATAGCGGAGCCGAACTTCGACGGCCAACCTGTACAAACCGAACCTGTACAGACAGGGACACGGTTCGAAGAGCAGTCTGTACCAGCCGCCGAAAACGGTCTGTACAAAGCCGAAAACGGTGGTGTACAGACCGACTATTCCAGCGTACAGACGAGCCCTCCCCTGGACTCTTTGAAGACTTCAGAGGACAGAGAAAACCTTTCAAAGGTGGGGAGCGTCGTCGTCGTCGAGGAGACTATACCGACACCGGCAAGGACGACGACGAACCCAGCCGAAGAAATCGCGCGGATGCCAGATGCGGAGTTCAAAGAACGCATGACCAGGTCGTTCATTGATGCAGACCGCCCGAACCCGAACCCTCGCCAGATCCGTGAGGTAGCCGAGTCTCTACCCGACCACCCAGCAGCACGCGAGGAATTCCTGGCGACGTTAAACGGCCGAATGCACCGGATTCGGAACCCTGGCGTCCTGCCGGGGATAGTGCAGGAATTCCGCGAGGGTTGGCCAGCCATGCTCGACAAGCTGGCGGCCGAGCAAGAAGCTCTGGAGAAACAGACCGCGGCTAACGACCGGGCGAGGCAGCGCACCATCGAAGACATCCTCAGTCACTGGGATCACATGGACGAAAGCGAGCGTGCCCTGTTCCTTGAGGTCTACCCTGAAGCTAAGACCAAAGTACCCGGAGGCTCCCCATGAGGTCCGGCGTGACGCGCATCCAGGCCCGTAAATGCAGGCCCCAATCTCCAGATCTGATCCAGCTCAAGGCCCTCTCAGACATGGGCTTTACCACCCGGGAACTCGCGGGCATGAGTGTAGTCGAGCTATACAACCGTGCGGTGGGCGTCTTGAAACGGTGCAGCCCGGAGACCGCCAGATGCCTTGCGGCGAGGTTATTCGGGCCAGGCGCGTGGAAACACTTCGACTTTCTGGTCCGCGATTAAATCCCGATGCCGACTGACATCCTCCAAGCCCTTCTCCGCTGCGACCAGGAAATCCAAGAGATCCTCAACCGTGAAGGAGAGGACAAAGCATACCTGAGAGTTCTGGGAATCTGCGATTGGGAACACGAGAAAAGGCTCATCCTGAAGGAAAAGGGTTGCGTCTATGATCCGCAAAGCGAAACCCCCGACCAGGTGCTACACAATTCCTGACGGCGCCGGTGGAGTGCTGAGAGTACGCCTGGCAACGGCCCCCACCGCCCGCACGGTCGATGCCCTGCAGGAGCTGGCCCGGGTCGTACGCCAGCGAGCCGAAGAGATGGGCACGATCAACGTTAGCCCGGAATTTCGCACCTTCCTGGACGGGAGAAAACAGGCATGATGCCCCCATACCGCACCCGGCCGCGGTCCACGCGGTTCAACCTGGGGCCACTCTTCGTTGTGTTCGGTCTAGGCGCCGTAGTGTTATGGTGGTTTTTCTTCCGATGAAGGTCCGCCTGGTGCAAATCCTCTGCCCCCAGCGGCACTGCATAGTCGCAGTGCCGTACGAAGCTCCGGACGGCCAACCGATACCGGAGATTACGACCATTCTCCGGGGCGAAGTTGAAGCCCTGATCGAAAAGGGCGGCATGGATCCCTGGTGTGGACTCTGCCGATCGCGGAACTGGACGTACGAAGATCAACCGACAATCTTCGCGACCCTGGCCGCGGCCCTCCCTCACCTGATGGCTGCGGAGGAACAGCAGGCCAGCGTGCGCGAGTACTTGAGGGCCAGCCGATCATGAGCAAAGCAAGAAAAACCCTGTTCATGGAAACGACCACAGTGCCGGCGGAGAGGACGGCCGCGGAGATTTCCTCCGTGCTGATTCGGGCTGGTGCAACCCAGATTGCCACCGACTATGAGGCTGGCAAAATCACGGGGCTGCGCTGGACGATGCGAGCCGCTGGCCGCGATCTGCTATTCGCCATGCCGGCGCGGGTGGATCCGATTTTTAAAATCCTCTCCGAACGCAATTCTTCGTGGGCAATCGATCAGGCCAAGCTCCGCGAGAAGGCCGAGCGGGTGGCCTGGCGCCAGCTCCTCCGCTGGGTGCAGGCGCAACTCGCTATGATCGAATGCGGCATGACGGAGGCCTCGGAGGTTTTCTTCCCGTATATCCAGACGCCTTCCGGCAACACCGTCTACGAGCTCTTCCGGGGGCAAGGATTCAAAATGCTGCCGGCGCCGGAGAAACCGCAATGAGCAACCCGGAATTCGATTCACCCGCCGGCTGGAATGCGAACCAGGAAAAACTGCTCGCCCTGATCCTCGTCGACGATGGCCGCGCCAAGGAGTTGAGCGTGTTGGCGGGTGAAGCATTCTTCCGGGCGTTCATCGTCGAGGACCGGCAGTCCGGTAGGATCCGCATTACCTTCCGCTTTCGCTATAGCGACGGCCACGACTCCTGGTTTCATGTGGATCCGAAAGAGCAGAACGCGGCAACCTTCCGCGAGCTGCGCGAAGCTATCACCGCGGTGGTCATGATGGCGACGGAGCAGATGGGCCTCTCACTTTCTCCCCTGGACGTCAAATGCTTCCAGCCTCCAGACGACGGGGGGGATTGGGAGAGGACGGTCCAATGGCTGCTCGAGAACGACCTGGTGCATCCACCGAGAGTCGAGAGCATCGAGCGGCAGCCGTCATGAGCCAAGACCTCGAGCGAGACATCTACATCACCGTCTTGGCCCACACGATCCGACTGGGAAAGCGGCCGCGGCCAGGCCAGGTGCTGGGCGGCAACTTCTCGCTCGATCAGTTCGACCCCGAAACCGGCGTGCTCACCCCCGGCAAGAAGTATCCCGTCGAATTCGAAGTCACCCAGGAATTGCTGGATGCGGCCGCGGCCGCTATCAATGAGCAAGAGGTGATCTACCGCGAGCCGAAAACCAGTGCCAGGTCGCTGAACGGCAAGCCGATTCCAGCCTGCGCCTGGGACATCGGGAAGAAGGTGCAGAAGCCATGACCCCCGAAGAACATAAACGCCGGTACCAGGAGTTACACGATGCACTCGACCAACTGATGGCGGATTGGGCACTGCATTCGCGAGGGAGCGGCTGTACGAAATGCCCGTCAGTCGGCTGCCTGTTTTCGCGGCACACCATCACCGATCTGATGGAGTGGTCGTACCGGCAGACCATCGAGCCCGCGGAATTGCCAGGGCTGGCGGGAAAGGTCGATGAGGGATGAAGATCGATCTCGGCCACGGCTCTTACCTGGAGCCGGACGAAGGGCCACGCAACACGCGATTTCACAAACGGATCGTCCGCGTCGAGCCGATTCCCAACACGCGCACCGGCAACAACGTCACGCTCGAATGCGGCCACGGCGTGCAGACGTTCGGCAATCTCGCGCACGCTGGCGGCGTATGCCTCTGCACCAAGTGCCGCGACCTGGAGGAGCCATCGTACCTGCTTCTGGAAGATGGAAAGGCCATCCAGTGCCTGACCTGCCGCATGACGTCCCACAACCCGAACGACGTAGAAAGCCGCTATTGCGGCAACTGCCACAAATTTCACGAGGACTCTAATGGGACCAGGACCACTGCCGATTGACGACCCGCGCGCTCCCAAGTTTTGGCAGGCTGAAGTTACCGGCAGGCTCGAGGGGCCGATCATGCGGTACCTGCAAAGCGAACCAGTGTCGCTGGACGACATTCGACTGATCCGTTTATACCTGCAGCAGTGGATCGATTCACCAGTGTGGGAGATGGGCCCCGAAATGGATGCCGCGGCGAAAGAGAAGCTCGCATACCTGCGGCAAGGTGCGCGGCTGATCAAAAACCGCCCCGACATCGATGCCTGGATCGAAGCCGCACTCGACATCGGCATCGACCCCTTATGAAAATCCGGCTGGCGATTCGGGGATTCGCGGGCGGGGTACTTCAGTTCGAAGACCGGGTTGAGGTTGAGAGCGAAGAGATGGACGCCGTGCTTCCGGCCCTCGCCGAAAAGCACGCGGCCGCGCTAGAGGAGCACAGCCTGCACATGATCGAGATCGAATTCTTGGACGAGCCGAACCCGGACGACCGCTTCTTCCGACTCGGTACGGACCCCTCCGGAATGGTTGCGCCAATTGCCATCGATCTGAGATGAGCTACTTCACTTCCCGCGAATAAGCGAACCAGTCGTGATTCAGCCGGCGCACCAGCTCGCGCATGTTGACGCCGGTCGCCCTTTCGAAGAGCGACTTACTCTCGAGCCCGTTGTCGTACTCCCGGTGGCAAGGGAAGCACAGCGGCACGCACGAGTAATCCGAAGCCTTCTGAGACATCCCACCATCGGACCCGGTGTGTGCAGCCTGGGACGGCCCACCGCCGCACGCCGCGCACGGTAGCGTGCGGATCCAGGCCCTGTACTTCGAGTTGCGCGCCGGCCCGCGGCGAGCCTTACGGCGAGGAGCCCGCGGCGCAGGCTCCCCGTGGACGGCATAGTGTAAGAACCGCTCGAGACCGCGGCCGATCACAGCCGGCACTCCACACCGAACAGCACAATCAAAATAACCAGGAAGATGATCGCGTAGAACACGCGATCAGGCCGGGAGAGTAGGCGGTAGCCAACCCTTCGGTTATTTGCCACGCTGCGACTCCGGTTTGGGCGGCGCCGGGCGCTTCTTATCGACAGCGCCGATCACCAGGCTCTTGGTGCGCTTGTAGCGGATCCGCCAGGTCTGAGACTTCATGCCAAGTCTTCCTTCATTGAATCGATCAACAGAGCGGCCGCGGAAGGTCCGCCGGCGAGAGCCTTCAGAACTCCATCTGTGGGGCGCGACTCGCCGCACGACAGCCAGATCTGGTGTGCGATCGCGCGGAAGATCGCGCGCGCCTTGTTGCTGTAACGGCCGTCCTCACTGGCGCGGTGAGCGAGTGCGAACGCTTTGTCGAGGTTCGCGAGGTGAACGTTTGTCATAAAAATAGTATATGATGATTATTATGATTAAGCAACAAGAGTTGTCAAGATTTGCGCAGACCGGCTGTGGGACGGGAAGGGGTATGATGATGACGATGAGTGAGCACTTGTGTAAGTGCCTCCGCTGTGGTCACCAGTGGACGGCGCGAATCAGCGGCCGGCCCCGGCAATGCCCAAACTGCAAACAACCTCGGTGGGACCGGGCTCCATGGGCAGTTGGTCGTCCGCCGGCGGGGGGCAAGAAGGCAAGGCCAACTAAATGAAAACCAAGTACGAACAGGATTTTCACGCCTGGGCCTTCGAGCAGGCCAGGCGGGTACGGGCGGGTGAGGCCGTCGATGTGGAGCATGTCGCAGAGGAGCTTGAGAGTTTGGGAAATCAGCAACGGCGGGAACTGGAAGCGCGGCTCGCGCTACTCATGGCGCACATGCTCAAATGCGAGTTTCAACCGGAACGCCACACGCGAAGCTGGGACCTGACCATCGCCGAACAGCGCCGCGCCATCGCCAGGCTGATCAACAAAATGCCGAGTCTGAAATCAGCACTGGAGGAAGCGGCCGCCGACGCCTATGGGGACGCCGTCTTCCAGGCAGCCCGCGAGACCGACAAGATCGAGGCCGACTTTCCGGCGCGTTGCCCCTGGACGATCGAGGAAGTGCTGGAAGGGAAGTAATCAACGAAGATCGTCATGAGAGCGATTATCATCTGAGAGTGACCATGCATAAAGAGCTGCTGTTGGATTTTGGCGAGCTTGGAGTGTTGGTTCTCTCCTGCCCCAAGTGCAAAACCAAGGTGCAACTGGACTGTACCGACCACGAGGCTCACATCCCGGATGAGTGCCCCGGCTGCAGCGCCGGATACGACCCGTCCTTCCGGTCCACACTACTGACCTACCGCCAGGTTTACCAGAAGCTGGCGGATCCGCAAGGCCGCCAGGTGGAGGTTAGGGTAGCCGTGAAGCCGGAAGCGGAATGAGAGTAGCCTGAATGGACTGGATACAGGCCCGCATCCAATGCTCTCTCGAGGGCGCCTGGGTCACCTTGCGGGAGACGGTATATTCGGATATCGAACGGTGGCGGGAGTTGACGAAGTCCCCAACTGATCTTCCCGTCATCAGCAAAGAAGACCGGCGGGTGACGATCACACTGAACGAACACTGGGCGACGATGGAAAGGCGCGAGAACTACATCCGGGCCAGGCTGTCGGTTGCCGGCGCAGAGTCCCCCATGGAGTTGAAACTGGTGCCGAGACTTAACGCGGCCGGCGAGTGCCGTCTCTGGCTGGGCGACCAAGAACTGGAGTTTTGGCAGGCATCCAGGCGCATACTGGAGCCGCTGTTGTTCGGCTGAGTTTATGAAGGTCGCAATCTACGCCCGGGTGTCCACCCAGCACCAGGAGAACGACATGCAGCTCACACCCCTGCGCGAGTACGTGCAACGCATGGGCTGGGAGGCCACCGAATACCTCGAGAAGGAATCCTCGATGAAGAAGCGGCCGGTGTTCGACCGGATGATCGAGGACGCACGGCAACGGAAGATTGACACCATCCTGGTCTGGAAGATCGACCGCTTCGCCAGGTCAATGAAGCAGTTCGTGAACGTGACGTGCGAGCTGGCCTCACATGGGGTGTCGGTGCGGTCCCTTACCCAGAACATCAGTTCGGACGCCTCGGACCCCATGGGGAAGTTCCTGCTGGGCCTGTTCGGGCTGCTGGCGGAGCTTGAGCGTAACATCATCGTCGAGCGGGTTAAGGCCGGCGTGGCGGAAGCGCAGAGGCAGGGGAAGCATTGCGGACGCCCGATGAAGGTTTTCGCTCGTGGCAAGGCGGAGAAGCTCAGGAAGCAGGGTATGAGCTGGCGGGCGATCGCGGCCAAGCTGGGCGTGTCGGTTTCGACTATACGGGATGCCCTCGGAGTGGGCGGAAACCGCCGGCTGCGGGGTGTGCGGAAAGCCTCTGCGGCGTGAACTGCTCTAATTCAAGCAGATAAAGGACTTACATCGACTCCCTTGGCCCTACGGAAAGCACATGTTTGCCGTACACCCTGTCCTATCAATACTTTGCGGGCGACTATGCATGTGGCGCATTAGGATGCCGCCACGCCAGAGCCAGGCAGGCTAGGGCCTGGCCGCGCAACAAAATGCTACAAAATGCAACACCTAGAGGGGGGTCTGAAACTTGCAAAACCCAGCATTGGGCGGGTTATGCTGAACGTGAAATACCCATGTCTCTGACAGTCCGAACGCCGGATAATCCTTGCCCGTCATGTGGTAGCGAGCTGAACGCGGCAACTGGACCCGCCGGACTGCCCCCGGACCCGGGGGATATCTCGGTCTGCTATGACTGCGGGGAGATCCTGACATTCAACGACGACCTGACCAGCCGGAAACTGACGGCGCGGGAGATGATCGATCTCCAACGCGGCCTGGAGTGGCCCCTGGTCGAACGGATGGCGCTCAAGGTTCGCGCCAGGATCGCGGCCGGGACAGGCTGAAATGGCAAGGCAGTTAACAACCCGGCAGGCTCGAGCAATGGCAAGGGCCCGTAAAGTCCATTCTGGAGGGCCAGGAGGCCCAGGACGGCCCCGGAAGCCTGGTCCCCGGTGTCCATGCGGGCAGATGACCCTCGCACGCGCCAAGCCCCGCGGAAGGACGCCTGAGCATAAGCCGGAATGCAAGTTTTATCGCCGGCGCCGCCGCAAAACAGGCCTGCAGGCGAAGAAAAGGCGATGAAGTCGCATGCCTATCTGTCCACAGCTTGCTACCACCCGGATCGCTCTAAGTTCGCTCACAGTTGTGAGCGTGACAGAGTTCCAGCGCTGAATAAACGGCTGAAAAGGCTGAAATCGGGGAAGGGCATTTTCAGCCTTTTCAGCCGTTCGCTTTCATACAGTCCAGTGTGTACTGGCAGTAGTTTCGGCATTGTTTCTTTGCCGTCTTGTCCAGGCGGCCGTACTCACCGCCGGCCGCGGAAGCAACCGCCAGGATCCGTTTGCGGACCCGGTTTCCCCGCATTCCCCCGCATTCCCCCGCATGTCCCCCCCCCGCATTCCCCCGCATGTGATAAACGGGAGCAACGCACGATAACCCCTAATATCGTGCATCCGAAAATGGACCATTTTGCGCAGGTGCGCACTAACGAAGGGAAGAGGCCTCATGGGAATTTCCCGGCGCCACGCCAGTCATAGAACTGCAGCCGGCAGTAAAGGCAGTAGTAGAGCTTCCCCCCAAACAGCCACGCCAGGAAGTTCCCCAAGCCAAAGTCCATACGGTCGATCGGATCTCGAGATGCCAGCCGGGATAGCCGCCGGTTCCCGCAACGCGGGCAACAACGCCGGCGCCGCAGCCTGGGGATCACCCGCCCTCTTGATCTTCCGCGAGGTCAAGGTCTTCGTCTGGTTGGTCGAGGTTGTCCGTGAGCAGGTCGAGGTCGATGGCCGCCAGGTGCTCGAGGCTGCCGGCCTCCGCGATGTCCAGGATGATACCGCGCACCCTCGCTGGGCTCGCATCGTAGTAGGGCGTGTCCAGCGTGCAGAGCAGCTCCTCGATACTCGAATCGAGCTGGTACACCAGGGCGACTGTCAGGCGCAGGAGTCGCACCGCATCGGCCCTGTGTGCTGCGTGGATGGCGGATCGCTCTTCGGGGGTCATACTCGAGTAAAGCGTACGCGGTCTGGCAGCATTTCACAACTGGGTGACGAACCCCGCATTGTGATACAACGGAAACTGCCCCTGTCCAGAAGGCGGCCTGACGCGACAACTGGGGTGTCCATAAATCTCGGGGGAGGTATTGGATCCCTTGACCGGATTCGCGGGGCCGCCTAAAGCTTCTCGAGTTCCTCCCGACGCAATACCGACGACCCGTGGGGGCCAATACGTTTCCGCGGCAACAATTCCCCCCGCATGACCAACTCCCGCAGGTAGCCAACTCCCAAGCCCGTGTACTCGGCCGCCTCGCTGAACGTGAGGTAAAGCTTCTCCGACAACCGCACGGTCGTTGACCGCTTCTCAGAAGTCTGAGAAGTCATCGCAGCGAGCGCCTGCATGAACTGTTCCGGGCCTCGCACGGGCACCAGCTCCTGGTTCACTGAACCGGTTGAAGCCGTCGGCAGGACGAACGGCGCCGCGTCCGGGTTGCGCTCCTTCCGGAGCCGCTCCACGTCTCGAGGATGGTAGACGACGATCTGCGGGCCTCCTTCCGGCCGGCGCCAGCGCTGCTGCTGGAGCTTACCGTCGCGGGCGAGCTGCTCGATAGTCTTGGTGCTCGCTTCGATGGCTTGAGCGGCTTGTTGTTTGGTTAACCAGGTGGAGTAATCGGGTTTAGTTGGCATGGACTTCTCAGAACTCTGAGAAGTGAGGATAACACGCGCCAGTATTGGATATAATGGTTACAGCCCGACACCATCGGGCAGGAAAACGAATGACCATCGACGAACGCATTCAAGCACTGACGATGCACCTGGAAGTCCTGACTGGCATGCACCACGATTTCGAAAAACAAATGACTGAATATGCGGCTGATGTAAAGGACGCAGTGGTACGGCTGGGTAATATCGCGGCTATCCACGATGAGCGGCTCGACGAACACGAGCAACGCATCGACAATTTGGAACATTAAACCTCCGCAGTGTGCCTAGTTTTCCGCATCAAGCGGAGCGTGTGGCTGGTAACCACCAGGGCCGAACGTAGGCGGCCCACTTACAAACCCTTTAAGTTCTAGACGTAGTAGTGCTATGCTGATCACAAATTGGGTGTGTTTTGTGAAGCAGGCTACAGCCACAACCCGCGCGGCATCCCGGCAAGCGATTATCGACGAGCTGGGCGAGGTGGACCGGCAATTCAAGCTGTGGACCCCGGGCGTCAATCCGCACGCAGCACGACGCGCGGAACTGCACGCGATCGTGTGCGGCTGGTATGGAGATGCTCCGCCGGCGGAGAGCTACGTGGTGGAAGGCCGGCGCTATCGGCTGCAGATCAAAGCGTGCCAGTTTCGGCGGGAGGTGACGGCCGCGGCGCAAGAGACCGCCTTCGAAGCCGTCAAAAAGACCGGGCTGGCGCCGTTCAGCATCTTTCGCGCCACCCAGGAAAGCATCCAGAAACTCTTAGGCGAGGCGTTCCTCGACAGGATCGCTCCGAAGAAACGGACGGGCCCGCGGACCTTTGAGTTAGTGCCGCTGGCCGGCCCTCAACTGGTGAGGAACAAGGCTTAAGTTATGGACATGCAGCCAGTCCAAAGCGCGAATGTGGAATCGGTTGGCTACGACCCGGAGACCCAGGAGCTGCATGTGCAGTACACGAGCGGCGGCCTGTACAAGTACGAGGGCGTGCCAGAAGAAACGTTTAACGAGCTGATGACGAGTGGTTCCGTCGGCTCTTACCTCCATGCGAATGTGAAGGGTCAATACCCGCACAGCAAGCTGGAGTAGGATTTAAAAGGCAGTACGCCTTCCGCGTCCCCACAAGGGACCGCGCGGCCGGGTCGAGCTTCATCTTAGCAAGCCGAAACCGGTCGCCATCGCAGCGCAAGTGCCTATCTGGGTGCATGCTGAGGTGTGTCGGTGTCAAACCACAAATCCAAAAGCAAGGTGAAGGTGATCAGTGCGTCAGGTGTAGTGGGTTGGACGTCGCTCCGTGGAGCGAGGCGTCTCATGGACCAGGGGCTCGCTGAATTGACGAACGGGCTGCTGCGGATGAAGGAAGGGGAGCCGCGGTATCGGACAACCGGGTCGAGTCGGACAAGCGGGCCCACGCAGCTACCCTTTCAACTCAACTGGCTAAATTCCAAGGCTGCGGTCATGCGCTTCCCGGGGGAGCCGCAAGGTTGAGTGAGCCGCCAGACAAGCCGAGATGGACGACGAGCAGGACGAACCAGTAAGCGAGCCGGAACCGGAGCCGGCCGAATCACCCAACTGGCCGGGAGCAAAGCCGAAGCAGGCAGCCTTCCTGACGGCCCTGGTGTTTCACGCAGGCCAGGTGGGCAGAGCTGCAAAGCTGGCGAGGATCGCACGATCCACTCACCACCGATGGCTGGAGCTGGACGAGCAATACCGGGCCCTGCACGCTCGAGCCCTGAAGCAGGCAACGGAGGTGCTCGAGGACGCGGCCATCAAGCGTGCGGTAGAGGGCACCAAGCAGAGTGTCTACTACCAGGGCGAAGAGTGCGGGAAACAGACGGTCTACTCCGACGCGCTGATGATGTTCCTGTTGCGCGGCGCCGCACCGGAGAAGTATAGGGAGCGGGCAGAGGTCAAAGGTGACGTGAACGTACACCACAAATTCTCGGGAACGATGGAAGAGCTGCTGGCGACGTACCGAAAACTGACCAGCGGGGAACCGGAGAAATAGCCGGCATGAGAACACTTACCGACCACATAGTTAGCGGCGATCAGGCCGGGCAGTTGAACATCGATGTAATCGATCAGCCGGGCGAGGGTGGAGCTTGCCACGAGTATTCCATCACCACGGACTCCATCGGCGGCGGCGGGAAGAGCCTCGGCCGATGCCTCATCTCCTTCCAAAACGGGCCGATCAAGGAACACGGTGTCAACGGCATAACGCAGGAAGCACTGCTCGCCATCGTGATCGATCGCCTGCGCAGTTTTCAGGAAGGGCCGTTCCGATGCCGCGAGAACGCGATCGCGCTTACCCACTGCGAAGAGGCTCTAATGTGGCTTCAGCGCCGAACTGTGGCCCGCATTAAGCGCGGAGTCGAAGGAACGAACCAGCAGTGACGGGACAGCTCACAGCATACGAAGCCGAACGTCTAGTCCGCGGATTTGCGGACCACGGGAAGTTCTGCGAGCACCTGAAAATCCGCAACAAAGAGGGCGTCACCGTACCGTACCGGACGTCCCCCGCCGGCCAGAAGCTGAACCGCTCGATCCGCAAGCAGGAGCTGGCAGGCCTGCCGATCCGCCAGGTGGTGCTGAAGGCCTCTCAGGTGTGGATGACCTCGGCCGCCTCCGCCGAGATCTTCCGCCGTATCCCGTTTTTCCCCGGCCGCCGCGCCCTGGTTCTGGCGGACAGCGAGATGCACGCGGACCTCATCTTCGACTACTTCCGGCAGTACATGGACTCGTACCGCGACAACCCCTACGGGGCCGAGTTCGACAGCGCTATCACGCTGCCCGACCTGGTCAAAGACACCGAGAGGTGGATCCGCTGGGCCAACGACTCGAGCGCCTTGGTGGGAACGGCCTACAACGTCGATATCGGAAGATCAGCTCCCTACAACTGGGCGCTGATGAGCGAGGCCGGATTCTACCGCGACCTTGGAACGTTGATGACGGGCCTGATGCAGCGTATCCCCAGGTCACCAGACAGCGGCGTGATCGTGGAGTCGACAGCGAACGGCATGGGCGGAGATTTCTACGACCTCTGCCAGCTCGCGATGGATCCGCGCAGAGCGACCGGCTGGGCGTTCGTCTTTTTCGGCTATCACGAGCACCCCGAAAACCGCATTCCGGCGCCGCCAGGATTCAAGCTGATGCGCGACGAGCTGGTGGAACTCGCCAAGTACAACCTGCACATCGACCAGGTGGCCTGGCGCCGCTGGATGATCGAGACGGCGTGCGAGGGCAAGGTCGATCGATTCCGGCAGGAGCACCCGGGCGATGCGCAGGAAGCGTTCCAGAGTTCAGGCCGCACCATCTTCGACATGACCGCAGTCAACCGCATGCGGCCAATCCAGAACGCGCCACGGGGCAAGCTCGAGGTAATCGATGCCGGCGTCGAGAAGCGAGTTCAATTCATTCAATCGGAGGACGGCCGCGGCGAGCTGGCGATCTACAAAATGCCGCGGAAAGGAGGACGATACGTCATTGGTATTGATCACGCGGAAGGGATCGACCCCAAAGCGAAAACCGGCGCCGGTAACTCGGACCCGGACTATTGTTCGGCGACGGTGATTGACTCGGACACCGGAGAGGAATGCGCGCACCTGAAAGAGCGCTACGAACCTCACCCGTGGGCGGAGCGGATCTACTGGCTGGGCAAGTTCTACAACTGGGCCTTCCTCACGCCCGAACAAAAGGCGGTGGGCAAAGCTGTAATCGGGCAGCTCCTCACGTTGCAATACCCGCTAGAGCTGATCTACAGCAAGCAGCGGGATCCGAGCGACCGGCGGACGCCGCTGCTGCAGGAGCTGGGCTTCGACACCAACAGCGTCTTCCGGCCGGTGCTGATCTCTGGCCTCGACCGCGCGATCCGCGAGGGCGCGATCCAACTGCACGACCCCGAATCGATCCAGCAGCACCGGGAATTCGTCAGAAAACCGAACGGCCGGGAAGAGGGCGTCACTCACGATGACGATGTTTTCGGGGCGGCGCTGGCGGTGGAAGGCCTGCCGTACGCGGTCAAGGCGTTCGCCTACCGGGACGCGGCCGCAAAGGATCAGGACAAACGCTGGAGGCCTGAGAAATACGGCCAGCGACAAAGGCCCAACGACGACGATTGAGGTAACCAAATGTTCTCGACGATAGCTCTGGTTTTCGCCTTGGTCTTGTTCATCATCGCCGGCGCCCTGAATCCGCCGGCGGACGCCTGGAGAACCCGGCTGGTCTGCTTTGGCCTGGCCTGCTGGGTTGCCGCCGAAATGCTCCGCGGCATCGGCAGTCCGATTCACTGAACGAGAAATGCCGAAGTCTTTCCAAATCGATCTACCTGACAGTGAGCTGACCTTGCTCTCGACGCGCATCGAGCAGGACATGCTGCTGAGTCTCGCTTCGCACCAGCGATGGTCTGAGCGTTGCGCGGGCTGGATGAAGAAGTGGGAAAGCAGAGTCGATCCGCCGGCCCCCGGTGACGAGGACAAGCCGAACCATACCGTTCCGCTGATGCAGTGGCAGACCTTCAACAAATTAGCGCGGGACATCCAGGCATTACTCGGCGAGGAGGCCGAAATCACCGCACGCGCCACGGGGCCCAGCGACCGCGGCCAGGTCGCGAAGATCGGGCGCTGGATGACCAGCCGCCTATTCGACCAGATGGAAATCATCAACCCGCTGTGCGCCTTCGAATTCCGGCGCATTCTGAACGGCTGGAGCTGCGCCTATCGTCCCTGGTACCGCAGAGAATTCGACACGCTCGAGAACGGTAAGCGCACACGCGCCTGCGACTACGAAGGCCCGGGCTTTTTCCCGATGGAACCGGACCACATCGTTGTTCCCCCGGAGCGCGGGGTACAGTCGATTCAGGATTTCTCGTTCGTGATCCGCAGAGTCCGCGTCACGGTGGATGACCTGCAACACGGCGCCGGAACACTCTACTTCGACGAGTGCGCCACCCCGGAATTCGTCAGGGAAGCACTCATCTGGGCCCAGCAGGCGGTGAGCAACGACTACACGCTGGTGGGGCAAGCCCCGGTGATCGCAGAACGCGAACGCTCTGAAGGAGTCGATTACGACAGCTACATGCTGGGCCGGCGATCGATCTGGATGTGGGAATGGTATGGCAAGTGGCGTCCACTGAAGGGCAGAAAAGATGCACCCGCGGAAGATGACCTCGAGCGCCGCGAGCTTTTCGAATCGGACTGGGTCGTCCGCTTCATCCCGGGCATGCGCAAGATCGTGGGCTGCCAGGATCTGCTCGAGCTTTACCCCAAGATGAGAAAGCGCCGGCCCTTTGTCGAGAGCACGCTGATCAAAGACGGCACGTATCGGCCGAAGGGCTTTGGCGCCTTGCTCGAGGATCTCGAGGATGAGGCCACCGCCAACTCGCGGCTGTTTACCGCGGCCGGCGAGTTACAGATCTGGCCGATTGTCTTTTTCAAACCCGGCGGCGGCATGAAACCCGGGACCATTCGCCTCGAGCCAGGTCTCGGCATCCCGACAGAAGATCCGCAGTCGGTGAATGTGATCAAGCTCAACCCCGGAATCGACTACGGCATAGCGCGCCAACAGGATATTCTCTCGATGGCGGAGCGCGTCACCGGCATCACCGATCAATCGCTGGGACGAGCGGTGGACCGGCCCAACGCACCGCGGACTGCGACCGGCCAGCTCGCCCTGATCGAAGAAGGCAATGTCCGGGCCTACTTGGACGCCACCATCCTGCGAGAGGATTTCGAGCAAATCATCGGCGACATCTGGAACCTCGACTGCGCGTTCGTTCCGCAAGTGGAACCGGGTCTCTTTTTCCGCGTCACCGAAGAGCAGGCCAACGGGCTGTTCGACACGCGGAAGGGCGGCGCCTTCATGACGCCCATGGAATTCGGGGGCCGGTACGACTTCCGCCTCAAATTCGCCACGACGGTCTGGGCTCGCCAACAGAAGAAGCAGGAAGGCATGGCGTTCTACGGCGCCGCGATGTCCAACCCGCTCGTGCAGCAGAACCCGAAGGCGATGTGGAGTCTCTTAAACGGGCTCGCCAAGAATTTCAACATCGATTTTGCCGACATCATTCCGAAGCCAGCAGATATGGACCGGCCGAAAACCCCGGACGAAGAGTGGACCGAAATGCTCGAGGGTCAGACGGTGTCGGTGAACCCGATGGACGACGACCAGGCGCACATCGCCGCGCATATCGCGCAATTGGAGGACGAACGGAAGGACCCGGACAGGGACGCCCAGGCCATTGGCTACGGCGTGAAACACATTCTCGACCACGAGCAACAGATGCGCAGCAAAATGTTGATGCAGTCGATGGTCAACCAGGTGGCCCAGTCACTCACGCCGGATCCGAATCAGCAAGCAGCCCAACGGATGGCCCAGCACCTCCAGTTGGCCCAGCAAGTCTACGGCGGACAGCCCCAAGAAACACCTCCGCAGGGGCCTGGTGAGGTTGGGATGCCACCGCAAGCAGTAGGCAGCCAGGCGGCGCCAGTGCCGCAGAACGGAATGATGTGAGCAAACCAGAACAGCATGACGTGACAAAACTTCTGACGCGGGCGGTGATATTCCTGCTCGAGCAGAACGGCGGATCGGGCGAAGGCGCGACACGCGCCGCGGAATTGCGCGAGGCGCTCGAGGAGGACGAGGAGCCCCCGGAGGATCCACCGGAGCGGCCGGCGCGGAAGGCCCATCGTGGTGGCTGATGATCCGGTCAAAGGCGAGCTGCTCGACGCGGTAAAGGAGCTTGAGCGGTCGCCAGGCTGGCGCCTGGTGGCGGAGCGCATCACGCACGAGCTGGAACGATCGAGGACGGCCCTCGAGCAGCCCACGGGCCCGGAGATGACGGCCACGCTGCGCGGCGGAATAGGAGCACTGCGGATGGTGCTCAACATTCCAGGAATTCTGAAGGACGAATTTAAGGAGTAGCGATGTTCACCAAGAAAGCACCACCGATTGAACCGGACGCTGACGACCAGGCGCCGGCTGGAAGGCCAGCCCCGGCACCGGGCGGTAGACCAGGCGGAAGAGCGGCCGCGGCGATCGCGGCGAAGAAGAAAGGCAAGCGTCCGGCGACCCGGGCGATACCGGAATACCAGAAGATCGGCGCCCAGATGTTGGCTACCGGCCCGAAGGCTCCCTACTAAAGGAAAGAGGTTCGTACGTCGCTTTTGATCACAGTCGGTGAGCGTTGCCCGTACTGCCAGAAGTTCCGCAACCCGCGAGAGATTCTCTGGCAGCCGGGCGGAGTCCGAATCTGTGTCGAATGCGAGCAGCGGCACATCCAGGCGGTCGAAGCGTTGTCGACGATGGAATACCACGGGGTCTGTACTGAGTGCGGAAAGGGCCCAGCCTCTGAAGAGAACCGCGAGTTGGTGGTGCATTACGAGAACGGGAAGTATCGAATCATGTGTTTGCCGTGCGACCTGGCGTATGTCCCGAAGCGGTTGGACCTTTACGGTGGGACGCAATTCGCCCGGGAGCGAGGCCTGAACTGAGAAGGGAAGTATGGCAGATAGCTTAGACGTCCTGAGAGACGAACCACGGCAACCGGCGCCAGCGGAGAAGCCTGACGACAGGATCACGCTCACGCGCGCGGAGGTGGACTCCCTGCGCCGCGAACGCGATGAGGCCCGCGAGTCGGAACGCTACTGGGCCAACCAGGCACGGGGAAACGGAAGGGCCGCGGAGCCCGAACCCCAGGCTGCAGAGGATGGACCGGACCCGAGTGAGTTTATGGGGGCGGACGATCAGCCGGCCGGCCTGGAAGGCGACACACCGGAGAAACTGATCGACGAATTCGCCTCCTCGGGAGTGGCGGCCCTATCCAAACGCGGCTTCATCACCGCGGCGGACGCCAAAAAGATCGCGGTCGAGGCTGCGCTGCACGTCTCCCAGGAACTGATCGGCCGCGAGCGCCAGAAGATGGGCACGGACGCGCAGATCAAGACCGAATTTCCGGAGCTGTGGGACAAAGACTCGGACCTCTTCAAAGAGACCGCCAAGCACTACCAGAAGGCCGTTGCGATGGACCGCAACGCCCTCAAGAGTCCCGCGGCATTGTGGCTGGCTGCGGAGGCGGCACGCGCGAGCCTGGGACGAAGGGCGCCCGCCAGAGGAGAGGACGGCTACGAGGAACGCGGCGGCGGCCGGGAACCGGAAGAGGATCGCAGGGCTCGAGCTGCTGCGCAGGATGGCAGGAGCAACGGAAAGCACCAGTCGGACGATATGGACATGCTTGGCCCGGAAGCGAAAGAGGTAGCGCGGCTGATGGGCGTGACTCCGGAGGAATTCCAGAAGTCTCGCAAAGAACTCGGTTATAGCAGCAGGTCCAGGAGGCGGTGATGAAAAGCGAAGAGAAACGTAAAGCCCAGGAAGCGGCCGGCATTCCGGATTCGCAGCCGTTCATCAGCGGCGACCTGGAACCGAATGCGATCACCCGCATGCTCGAGTGCCACATCAACGGCGTGCTCATTCGCGAACTCAACCTGGGCCCGCAGGTACTTGCGGCCCTGGACTACTACGCCACCGACGAAGGGATCCAGGAGAAGAACTCCAGGCCCAACGTGCGCGAGGCCTCCGGGGTGGAGACGGGAGCGGACGGGTGGGACAAAGCGCTAAAGGAAAAACGCGACGACGTGCTCGAGCGTGGCTGGGATACCTATGAAGCCCGCGACCCTTTGCGCGAAGTGGCCGATCAGTATGCCCAGCCCGGGATGCGGTCGAAGTTCCTATCGGAGAAGAAAACCAAGGAAGGCGGTAACCGAGATTATGTGGTCGTCAAGCAGGAGAACGGCGACCCGGTGAAAGTCCGCGGCATGTTGCTGGGGCACATTCCGGAGCGCGTGGCGATCGCGCGCAATAAGCACTTCCAGCAACGCGGCAACCAGCTTTTGCAGCAGCTCGAGGAGAAGTATAAGCAGGAAGGCGGCCCGACGGCCGTCTCGGACCAGCAGCAATAGCAGTACCGAGCAAATGCGGAGCAGGCGCGCTCACCCAAGTCCCCTAAAAAGGCTCCCGGGCGCGACCAGACCTCAGTCAAGCCATCGTCTCCGCGCTCCATTGAGGTAGCAGGAACAAACCACAAAGGAGAGCTATGGCTAATAACAACAACCCGCATGGATTCCGGCCGCTCATGCGATCAGTAGTGGGCGGGCCGGGACAGGCCTGCGTGGGGGCCCACAAAATCGTGGGAGTCGGTACGGCGTTGTTCATCAACGACGTGGTGACGCTCCAGGGCTCTGGCACCAAGCCGAACGCATCGATCGCGCCTTCCGCGGCCGGCAGTGCCCACTACGGCGTCAACCTCATCTACGGTGCGGCCGCGGCCGCCACCGATCACCTCATCATCATCGGGCATCTGCAGATGTTCGAAGCGCAAATCGATACGATCACGATGGCGCAGCTCGAAATGAATGCGGCCCTGGTGGCGGGCGCCGGCAACGCCGCGCTCCACCTCTCGGCTCATTCGCTCAACGGAGCGGCCGTCACCAACACGCTGGGCGTGAAGCTGATGGGCTTGCACCAGTCACCAGACAACGCAGTTGGCGCATTCGCGCGCGTGATCTGCACCTTCAACCGGTCACAGTTCGCTGACCAATCGGCGGGGGTCTAACCATGCAAGTAAGAGGACAATTTCAAGATTTCTTCTTCGAAACCATGCTGCCCGCGCTGAATGCCAAAATCTGGCAGACCTTCCGCCAGAAGAAGCCGATGTGCCCGCAACTGCTCGACCAACAAACCACCACCCGCTCGATCGAGCAGTTCTCTCAGATGGCCGGCGTGGGACTGCCCAGCAAAGTAGCTGAGGGTGAGGACACCCCGACCGATGCCTTCGTCCAGGGGTTCAACAAAACCTTCAAACCGGTGAAGTGGGGCTTGGGCATCGCCGCCAGCCAGGAGCTGGTGGAGGACGACAAGTTCGGCATCATCAGCAAACGCGCGGTGGCGCTCTCGGAGTCGATCTACTATGCTCGCGAGCTGCAGGCCGCCGGCGTTTACAACAACGCCTTCGACGGCACAAACTATCCCGGCCCGGATGGCAAGGCCCTCTGCGCCGCGGATCACCCGCTGGTCAAAGCCGGCGGCGTGCAAGCCAACCTGATCGCCGTGGCAGCCGATCTCGACGTAGCTTCGCTCGAGGTTGGTCTGACCGACTGGGAGCTGATCAAGGATCATCGCGGGTTCTTGCAGCTCCTCTCCAAACCGCGGCTCCTGGTCGCGGCCGCCAATCGTTGGAACTCGATGGAGATCACTAAGTCCAGCATGCGTTCCGACACCGCCAACAACACCATCAACGCCTTCCAGTACGGCGAGAACGGCGGCGCGATCGACCCCCTGATCTGGGCCCAGCTCACGGACCCGGATGCCTGGTTCCTGGTGGCGCAGCCGAGCGAGTGCGAACAGGTGTGGATCGACCGCAAGGCGCCCTACACCAAGAGCGACTATACCGAAAAGAATGAAACGGGAACGGTGTATATGAGATACCGCTCCGACGTGGGGTTCTTCGGCTGGAAGGGCATCTACGGAAGCCCCGGCGCGTAGTTTCTTTCTTCCTGTCACGGGGGGCTTGTTCAGCGCGGGCCCCCCAACTTTTAGCCCAGCAGTACGCATAAAACCTCCTGAGCCTCCACTTCTCAGAGTTCTGAGAAGCGGCCAGCAGAAAGGGAAACAATGGCACTGAACAATCGATCCTTTGCACGCATCGCAACCCGCTTCCAGCGAGTATTGCTCAAGCTCTCCGCGTTCCCGGGCGGCCAGACTGGCTGGCCCAATTCGCCCATGCTCGTGATCCAGGCCCCTCCCGGCCAGACCGTGGACCTGGTGCAGATCCAGGACCCGACTGGCGCGGTCCTCTACTCGATCGGGGCCAACGGACGTCCCGTGCTTAACGCACCGCAACGGCCCCTCACTCTCGGGGTTGCAAACGCACTGGCGGACATCGCGGTCCCAGCCTCGGCAATGGTGGGCGGCTGCATCCACTACGTGGTGGGCATCACCGACAACACCGAGTTCCAGTCACTCGCGGGAATCGTGACTTACTCCGCCGTAAATAAGGCGGGAACAGTCACTGGCACGATTACAGAGGTCGCAGCCAACCAGGCCAAGACGGTCACGGGCGCGAGCACGCTCACGCTGGCGTGGACGGTCACGGCCGGCGCGGGCAAGATCACTCTCAAGGTGCAGCCCACAACCTCGCTGACGGCCATGTCGCTCAACCTGGCCTATACTCTCACGCCGATTGTCGGAGCGGCCACGGCCCTCTAAGGAGGCTCACATGGCGCTCAACAAATCAGCAGCGCAGGTCACAATTGCGAACGGGCAGTCTCTCTCGGCGCCGGTCAACCTTGGCAACAAGACGCTGTGCGCAATCGTCGTACCGACTCCGTGGACCGCGGCGGCGCTCTCCTTCCAGGCATCCGATGACGGCGGGGTCACCTGGCAGAACCTGTTCGACGTGACCGGCACGGAGGTTTCGATTCCTTCGGCGTCCGTCGTCGCGGGGCAAAGAATCTCGGTCAATCCCGCCATCTTCGCCAGCGTTGATTTCGTCAAGATTCGGTCAGGCACCAACGCCGCGGCGGTAGCGCAGGGAGGGGCCCGTGTGTTGGGGCTCGCCACGAGGGAGATCTATGGCACTCCATAAAACAGCAGCAGCGCAGGTCACGATTGCAAACGGCCAGTCTCTCTCGGCGCCGGTCAACCTGGGCAGCAAGACGCTGTGCGCGATCACTCTACCCGCGGCCTGGAGCGCGGCGGGACTCTCGTTCCAGGTTTCGGACGATCAAGGGGCCACTTGGCTGAACATGTTCGACTCGGCCGGCTCCGAGATCGTCATCCCCTCGGCGGCCGTCGTCGCAGGGCAGCGGATCTCGATCGACCCCGCCATATTTTCCGGCGTTGACTTCCTGAAGGTGCGCTCAGGAGCCAGCGGCGGCGCGGTGAACCAGGGCGCCGATCGCATCCTCACGCTGGTATCGAGGAAGATCACCGGGGCAGGAGGGGCAGGGACCAACTTCACCGGATCAGCCAGCGGCGCGGGCGCGGCGGCACCGGTAGCCACGGTCAATCAGGTCTTCACGGCGAGTACGGCATTCCTTACGCTGTTGCCCACAAGTGCGCCAGCCGGGCTCTACGCCGTCAGGTGGTACATGTGGAGCACGGCGCCTTACGGCGGAGCTGGGGCGAGTGCGACCCTGACGATTCTCACAAATAATGGCGCATACGCCACCGGCCCGACCACCGCGCCACTCGGACTCACTGGCGCGGCCGACAACGCAGTACCCGGCAACAACACACTGAGCTTCTACGTTGGTCAGGGCCAGGGAATGACATACCAGGTCACCATTACGGCCGCCGCTCCAACGGGAAACTGCAACCTTGCCCTTGCTGTTAACCGGATGTTCTGATGTCCACAATCTTCAAACCCGGTGACAGCGGCGGCGTGCCGGATCTGATCGGCCAACCTGGTGATGGTGGGGCCCCGTCGATTTTCAGCGGCGGGGCCGCCCCCATCGAAGCTGGTCCGGTCGAGAGTGTGTTCGGCAGAACCGGCGTGGTCCTCGCGCAGGTGGGGGATTACTCCGCGGGCCAGGTGACCCACGCGGTGGACACCACCGCCGTCTACGCGAATCCCGCCTGGATCACTTCGCTCGCCTGGTCGAAGATCACCGGAGCACCGGCGGCCGCGGTTTCCTCCGTGTTCGGCAGAAGCGGCGCGGTCCTCGCCCAGGCCGGCGACTACACCGCAGCGCAAGTCGGAGCGGTTCCAACCACGCGCCAGGTGCTCTCGGGCACTGGCCTCACGGGTGGCGGACCTCTGTCGACGGATATCACGCTGGCCATCGTCGCGGACAGCACCAACCAGCGGGTCGTTGTCAGTAACGCGGGAGCGGCCATCGGCACTCGACGGCAAATCAATTTCATTCAAGGGGCGAACGTCACTCTCACCGTCGCGGACGACGCGGCGAACAACTGGGTGAGCGTCACCATCGCATCGGCAACGGGCGGAGGCTTCAGCGACCCCACAACCACAAAGGGCGACATCATCGCACGGGGAGCAGCGGCGCCGGCCACCCGCCTGCCGGTGGGGACTGACGGCCAGGCACTGGTCGCCGATTCGACGCAGGCTCTCGGCATCAAATGGGCGGCAGTGGGCACCGGCGGCTCCGTCACCAGTGTGTTCGGCCGAAGCGGTGTAGTGGTGGCCAATGCGGGTGACTACGCCGCAGCCCAGGTCACCAACGCAGTCTCGGTGTTGGGCAGTTACGCGGACCCTGCCTGGATCACGAGTTTGGCCTGGTCGAAGATCACCGGAACACCGGCAACGGGAGTGAGTTCGGTCTTCACCCGGAGCGGGGCGGTCGCCGCGGCCATAGGCGACTACACTGCGGCACAAGTCACCAACGCCGTCTCCACGCTTGGCGCCTATGCCGATCCGGCGTGGATCACGGCACTGGCCTGGAGCAAAATCACGGGGGCGCCGGCAACCGGAGTCTCGAGTGTGTTCACTCGCACGGGAGCAGTAGTCGCGGCAACCGGCGATTACACAGCAGCCCAGGTCACCAATGCGGCTGACAAAACCGCTTCGTACGCTGACCCCGCCTGGATCACCTCGCTGGCCTGGAGTAAGTGCTCCGATCCAACGACCACCAAAGGCGACCTGATCGCGCGGGGGGCCAGTGCGCCAGCGACGAGGCTGGCCATCGGAACTACTAACAACCAAGTCCTGATGGTGGACTCGACGCAGGCCACCGGGATGAAGTGGTCCACCATCACGTTCCGGCACGGCCACACCTTTGCCCTGGTTGGAGACGTTTCCTCGCTCACGACCATGCCCAGTTTCTTCATTCCGGTGACTGGGACGCAAGCGCAGGTTCTCTACGGAATTCGCTGCAAGATCGCTTCCGGCACCAGTGTCAGTCTGCAAGTCAAAAGGAACGGCACCAACGTTGGCACGGCGATCTCCGTCACCACGACGGCTGCAACTACAACACTCGGCAATGTGTCACTGGCGGCCGATGACGAGCTGACCTTCACGCTCTCCTCACCAGTGGGCACGCCCACAAATTTGACCGCAACCTTCTATCTGGACCAGACCCCATAATGCCGACCATCACCTACACCACGCCTGGCGCAACGACCTGGACCGCTCCAGCGGGGGCGGTCGCAACGATGGAAGCCTGGGGCGCAGGCGCTAACGGCGGTAGCGGAGGCTTCGGTGGTGGGGGTCCCGGGGGAGGTGGAGGATCTTACTCCACGTCTGGAGCAATTGCTGTTTCAGGCACCTATGACGTGATCGTGGGCACTGCCGGGAACCCCAGCTACGTTGCCCTGTTGGGAGTCGACAAGGTCCGGGCAGCGGGGGCGACGAGTCAAACAGGCGCGATCGGCTCAACTCACAACGGAGGGTCCGGTGCCGGCGGGGGAGCGGGTGGCGGCGGCGGAGGTGGGGGCGCTACGCCCTCGGCGGACGGCACAAGCGCAGTGGGCGGGACCGGCGGCAGTCCCGGCGGAGGCAACGGAGGCGGATTCGGCGGAAACGGGGCCGCTGGAACGGCTCCCGGCGGAGGAGGCGGGGGCGGTGGGCAAACCTCTGGAGCCCCATCTGGTGCAGGGCCAGGGGCGGCAGGGCAGGTACAGATCACGTATAGCGTGACGTCACAGCAGCCAATGGTGGGCATCGTATAGCGCGAGTCAACTTATGCAAACGATTCACCTGACGTTCTACCAGCGAGTCATGCTCTGCAGTCACATCGGCTCGCTTGAAGTCGAGAGGCTGCGAGAGGCCGCAGTCTACCTGCGCATTCTCGAAAAGATCCGACTGACCGACCAGGAGATCACGGAGACGCAGTTCATGGCCGAGACTCAGTTCAGGGAGCTGCCCCCTCGCTACTCCTGGCGCTTGCCGGAAAGTGACTACGGCTCGCGCACGGTGGAGTTGGAGGACGAGGAGGTGCTGGCGCTGGCCGGCACCATCGAGCAGATAAAGGGCGTCCGCGTGTCGGACGCCGAATGGATGCTCCGCATGGTCGAGGACTGCACCAGCACCTCGGCTCCATAGAGGCATACCGATGACGTACGGGCAATTAAAGCTGCGACTGACTCAGGCCTTCCCGGGCATCTCCCTCGATCTGATCGAAGGCTGGGCCAACGACCGCTACCAGGAGATCCTGGGCGAGCTGCCGTGGACCCGCCAGAATATCCAGGCGGTCCTCCAGACGCGCACGCCCTACACCGCGGGAACCGTCGCTGTGACCGCGGGCTCGAATGCCGTGGTGCTCACGGGCGGCTCGTGGACCGCGAGCCTGACCGGCCTGGCGTTCCGGGTGAAGGGGGAGACCGACTACTACGAGTTCACCATCACCTCTTCCACCTCAGGCACCCTGGACCGGCCGTACGACGGGCCCAGCGCATCCGCGGCGGCATATGCAGTCTACCAGGCCGTGTACGTGCTGCCGGCTGGTTGCCAGTTGCTGGCCGATGACGCCTTCGTCTCGCCTCTCGGCCCGATGCGGCGCTACACCCACGAGCAGCTCAACGCGAGCGACCCCACCCGGGCGACCGTTGGCACGGCGCGGGCCTGGGCCGGCTACATGGACGACGATTCGACCCCGCCGCGCATGCAGGTCGAGATCTACCCCAATCCGAATGAATCGGAGTCGCTGCTCTACACCTATCAATCGTACGGCGGCGACCTCGACGCGGAAGCCAAGCTGCTCGAGCTGTGGATTCAGCCGGCAGCCTTGCTTGAGGGAATCACCGCGCGAATCAAGGCGCACCTGAAGGACTACACCGGCGCCAACTTTCACACGGCCCTCGCGAAGGCGGCACTGGCAACCATGCGGACCAGCGAGGCGCAGGGAATGGCGCCGGCCCAGATGAAGTTGAGCAGCTATTACACGGGCCATAGGGCACGACGGTGGAAGCGATGAGACACGATGTTTCCAGAGTGGCCGGAACCCGCGGTGTGGGAGTTACTGAGTTGGAATCTGCCCGGGCGGCGGCCACGGCTAGCAGGCATGCCGGCGCAACTGTGCGGTGTGCTTTGTGTATTTGCCGCACGCGCAGCGATCGGGCAATCGCGGCCGGCCGGGATTGGTTGCGCCAGGTCTGGACCACCGGCGCTTCGCGAGTTCACGCATGGCGCGAGAGATTAGAGACTTTGTCATGCAGCAACTTCGATGACGCCGGCCTCGGAGTTTGCGAGAGGAAGTGGCCGTCCGAGATCGCGCATGGTTTCCACGTACAGTTCGATGGCTTCGGTGATCATCCGCTCGCATTCCTGACGGGTGTCGCCGCAACTCACAACGCCGGTAAGGTCAGGGACATAGGCGGACCAGGTTTCCCGGCCTTCCTCATTCGGGCCATGTTCGTAGATCACGGTGTATTTCATTTCAGACCTGCCTTTTTCAGAATGTCGTTCAGCGTGCCGGGTTTTAAATCGCCTGGATGGTCTGGAACAACCACGAGCCCAGTTTTGACGGGGTGCCCGAAAATGCGATGGCTGCCCTTCTGGCGGATTTCCTGCCAGCCGTCCTGTTGCAGTTTTCGGATCACCTCGCGGGCCTTCATTGCATACAATTATACCGCATTTATGTACGCATGGGGTGGCATGTGACAGTCGCCGAAATCATGTATCGCGTGGCAAGCCGCATCGACGAAGCGGACCCGACGAATCCGATCTCGGTGAGGAACGCGGAGCTGTTTGCCGCAGTCAATGAGGGCTACCTATTGGCGTCACTGCTGACACTGTTCCTCGTGAAGACCGTCAATTTCCCACTGACTGGAGCGTGCTGGTACACGCTGCTGCCGGCACTACCGGACTACCTGGCCGTCTTGCGGCTCGAAGTGAACGGCCGGCGAGTGCGTCCCTCGACGCTCACGGAACTGGACGCCTGGAACCGGTCCTGGCAGGCGACCGCGGGAACGGCGGCCCGATACTGCACGGTGGGAAGCAATCTCTTGGGCGTCACGCCCCAAGCGACAGGGACCGGCCGGCTGACGTACGCTTCGGCCGCGCAGATGACAACCGTAGATGCCGAGCCGGATTTGCCGCCGGCCTATCATCCGGCGCTGGTCGAGCACGGTGTCTACCGCGTGCGGCTGAAAGAAGGTGCGCAGCAGCTCGCGCGCGGGCTGGGGAATCTCAACGTGTACCTCGACAGCATGCAGGAGCTGGGCGACTGGGTGAGGAATCGGAGCAGGGCGGCGGCCTACGATGTGTTGCCCATCGAGATGGCATTGCTCGACCGTTCCAAGCTGATCGACAGCATCATCAAGCGCCAGGCCAAGCGGCCGGTGGGGGTGGCTCAATGATCGACACCACGCAAGTCCTCGACCGGCTGCTGCCCGATCTGCATACCGACTCCTATGCCAACTTGACCTTCTGGACCCAGGCCCAACTGATCCGTTACTTGGACGAAGGCGCCAAGCGGTTGTCGAACAAGGCCATGCTCTTTGTGGAGCGGGATACCTCGCAGGCGACCGTGCCGGGAACCCCCACGTACACGCTTCCCGACCGCCACAACGACACGCTCCACGTCTCCTGCGGTGCCGCTCCGCTGCGTCCGTCGACCACGATCGAGCTGGAGTCACGCGACCCAGCCTTCCAAACCACTCCAGGCACTCCGGACCACTGGTACGAGGACAACGGGCCGGTGTCGGCGATCGGCCTCTCGCCGGTCCCGGCCGCGGCGGCAACGCTGGCAATGATCTGTTCGGTGCATCCGCCAGACCTCGACGTCGATCGAGTCAACACACTGTTGCAGGCGCCGGCGCCGGTGAGCATTTACCTCGAGTACTTCGTGCTGGCGAAGGCGTACGGCGCAGAATCGGAGAGCGAAGAACCAGACCTGGCACAGCACTGCGCGGCCCAGGTGGCCATGCTCGAGCAGATCTTCGCGCACCTGTACGGGGGGGCTTAATGGCGTACCTGCTGCAAGAAACCAAGATCGTGCCCGGAGGCCTCAACCTCCTCGAGCCCGGCGACTCTCCTCCGCAAGACGAGTCGCTCGACCTCACCGACTGGTGGCCAGGGGCCGTGGGCAAGCTCGAGCAGGCGCTCGAACCTTCGTTAGTCTTCACCGTGGGCGACTGGCTGGACGGTGTGCTCCGAACAGGCCCGACTACCTACGCTTCCGGCGGCAACACGGTTTACGTGAATGGGCCGACCGTATTCGATGCAGGCTACGGATACGACTACCCGGTGGGAATGATCTCGTTCCAGAAATATGCCTGGTTCACGAGCCACTTACGCCAAATGAAGCACAACGGCTCCGCTTTCTCGGCGTGGGCACTTCCGTCACCTCCCCCAGCTCCAACCGTGACCGAGAACGTCGGCGGCGCGGCCGGCGAGTTCATGATCAACGACGAGCTGACCTACTACATCACCTGGGTGATCGCGGGAACCGGAGAAACGAATCCATCGCCGGCGGCATCGGTCACGATGACGGAAGACCTCAGTTCCACCTCCGTCACCCGCCCCACCACGGGGATTCCGGCTGGAGTGACGGGCTGGAACGTGTATCGGTCAGTCGGCGGAGTCCCATACCTGATGAACATCGAGGTCTCGCCTCTGCCGATTTCTACTACGTTCATCCTGGACACTGGCGCCGGCCCACACGATGATACGGGCCTGCTCGACTTCGGGGTGATCATGGAGGCGAACCACGACGCTCCGCCGGCGGCCGCCATCATGGCGAACCAGACGTACAACGGCCGCATCGTAGTCGGCAATTCGGTGGCGCATCCAAACCGCATCTGGTGGACGCAGCCGTTCGAGCCGTCCTATTTCCGGGGCGCGGCCAGCGAGAACACCGGCGACTGGGTGGACGTAGGGACCGACGACAAAGACGACGTGCGCGCGATTGTGGTCAGGCCGGGCATGCTGGTGATCTACCGGGCCAAATCGATTTGGAGGCATACGGGAGATCTGGGAGACCCGAACGCAGTGCTCGAGCCCGCGTGCCTGGACGTGGGAATCGCGGGAGCGCGCGCGGTCGCGTCCACCGCGGCCGGCGATTACTTCGTGGGCACGGGCGGAGACGCGGTCTACCGGTTCAACAACGACTGGCCGAGCAAGTTGAGCCAGAAGGTCGAACCCGTGCTGCGAGGCCTGCCGAGCGAAAACTACACCCAGGCGGACATCACTAAGGCGAATCTGTGCGCGGTGGGTCACTACAGAGGCCGGCTGTATGTCTCCTACACCCCCGTGGGCCTAGTGCTGCAACACGTCAACTTCATACTGCACATCGAGTCCGGACGCTGGTTCGCGATGTCGCAGGTATGCCGGGCCTTCCAGGACACCGGAACCTCGCTGCTGGCGGCAACGGTGGACGGGCTCTTCGAACTCGAGTCCGGCTGGGGAAACGGCGCCACCCACCTGGCCTACCAGTCCCAATACATCGACTGCGGGCACCCCGACCGTGAGAAAACGTTTGCCGACCTGGTGGTCACGAGAAACACGCAGGGGCAGAATCTCAGTCTCACGATTCGCACCAACAAGAACGCGGACCCCGCGAATGATTCGATGGACCTGGGCTTCCTGAATTCGACGGGGCTGGCCAAGCAGATTATCCCGCTCCTTTATCCAGACGCCTATCCCGTGGTCGCGAAGCGCAACACGCCGATCCGCGCGTTCAACCTCTCGGTGCGGATCACGGGCACGGGGTTTACTACACCGCAGGTGATCGACTCACCGTTGCTGCTGCACTACTACCTCGAGGCGCGCAGGGCCAAGACGTTCGACAGCGGGCCAACGAATCACGGACTCGAGGGAGTGGGCATGATCGACCAGGTGGAGCTGGACATCGATACCTCGACCGGCCCAGCCACCTTGCGGATCTCCTCCGATATTCCCACCGGCGTGATGGCAAGCCGGGCCACGGTGACGATCCCACAAACGAGCGGGCGCCAGGTGCTGCGCGTGCAGCCCACGGCTGCCTATGGGCGGCTGTTCCGACACCAAATCGGTACCGGCACCACAACCGACTTTCAACTCTACGGATACAAAGTGCGCGTGTTGCCCATCGGTGTGTACCTCGATGGGACTAACCCCAGCGGCGACTTCTGGTACACGGGTGCGCTCGCGCCAGGCGATTAAGAACGAGGTGTGATTTATGGCCTTCAAAAAAGTCTTGGAAGTGAAAGAGCTGACCATGCAGTACTCCAGCAGTGGCACAGCCAAGCTGGATTTTTTCACCGACATCGCGGCCGGCGGAACGACCCCGGGCGCTCTGGCAAGCGCATTAACCGCGCCCATCGATCTGGCAACGACCGGCGGGGTGGGTAAGCGCCAGACCATCACGGTGCCGCTCGATGGAATCCGCGCCACAGAGTTCTATCCCAAGATCATCCCGGGCGTCACCACCCAATTCGAGCTGTACAGCATGGTCGTTTATCTGCGGCCGATCGGCGTGTACCTCAATGGAGCCGCTCCGAACGGCGGAGAGATCTGGCAGACCGTTCCAATTGCACCGGGGGCCTAGTTGGGTTTCGAAAAGAGTCACATTCTCGGCAAGGTCGAGGTGGATATCCGATCCACTGCAGTGGGCCAGATTGTGTTCCAAACCGAAACACCCGGGAACGTGCTGACCAATCGCTTCTCGATGCCGATCCCCATCACCAGCGGCCGCACCGTGCTGCGCTCGAGGCTGCCAGGAACGATGCAGGGGCACTTCCTCAAGGCCACCGGAGCACCAGGGGTCGCAGGGCATTGGGAGCTATACGGTGTGCGTGTGTGGGCACGCCAGCTTCCCGATGGCCAGTGGGGCTGGGCCGCCCTGCCGGTGATGGACACGCCCGTCGAGTACGTCGAGTTCCGAATCCTCGAGGACCCGACGGCCGGCGGCGGCGCGTCCGTGGGCTTCTCGGAATTCAAGATGCCGGTCGAGCCCACGCCTGAGATGTGCGTCGAATTCAAGCTGCCGGTAGAACCTACCGGCGAGACGTTCAGCGAACTCAAGGTCACGGTGGAACCGACGAGTGAAACGTTCAGCGAGCTGAAGGTCCTGGTGGAAGCGACGAGCGAGACGTTCAGCGAACTCAAGCTTCCAGTCGAACCGACGGGCGAGACGTTCGGCGAACTCAAGGTCCTGGTGGAGGCCACCGCTGACTCGTACAGTCCGCTCGCGGTCCCGGTCGAGCCCACGCCGGCGGAATACACCGCGGTTCCGATGCCGGTTCCCCCGGTGCCCAATGACTACGCTGAACTTAAAGTGCTGGTGGAGGCGACTCCCGACACGTTTGCAGAATACAAACTTCCGGTCAAGCCCACGCCACCGGTTCCGATTTGGGTGGAGGTTCCCGTCGACCAATGAGCCGCGTACCTCCAATCCTGCCGATCGACGGAGTGCCTGAGAAGCTGCTGCAGGCAATCAACACGCGGTTCCGCAATCTCAGGGGAGACGGCGGCGGCACCGCGGTGAGCGGTGGAACGCCAGGTGCGGCAGGACCGCCCGGACCCCCGGGCGCGTCAGGAGCGGCTCCGCTTGCGCCTAACGTGCTCTCGCCCAGCACGCCCAGCGAAGCAGCGGGCACGTTACACTACACCACCGTGGGCGGCCTGCCGCGGTGGTACTGGGAGGCCACGTTCACCCTGCCCACGGGTTGCGCGGATATTCGAAGGGTTCACATCGTCATCGCGGGACTGCCGGAAGTGCTGGCGATCGCGTCGACGCAATTCGGCACCCCCGATTTCCCGATTAGCGGCGGCGGAGCCGCTATAGCGGGAGCCGTGATCAACTACACGACCCCCACCTTCGAACGCGACACCGTGACCTTCACATACCACGCCGAGCTGTGGGTCGAGAATGCGGATTCGATTCTGAGCGCCACTCCCGCGGTCACCGGCGATTTCACGGTCACCGGCACGGAGGCCCCGTTCGGCGGAGGTACCGCACCGATCCCTCCCACCATCGTCACCGCCAGCGCCAGCGCTTATAACGTGCCCTACGGCAATTTGTGGAAGTTGGGCTTTAAGATCGACTGGACGGCGCCGGCGGGGGACTACAGCGTCCGCATCGTGAAGATTGCGCCGGTAGCACGCAACCCCGCGGGCGTGGCGCAGCGAGCCACCATCGATACGATTCAGGGGCCGTTTTCCGCTGGTGCGATTACGGTCACTACCGACGCCGTGGACAGCGGCCAGGTCGTCGTGGAGCACTGGACGATCCGGTTGATTCCCTTTAATGCCGACAATGTCGCGGGCGCGGTGACGGACATCGATGTGGTGGCAACGCCATCCACCATCTCGATCACATCGGCGTCGGAGTTAGGCCCGCGGACCAACATCGTGCCCGACGATCCCAGTGCGGTGACCCAGCGTGGCCTGTTGACGACCGTCAAATTCACCGTCACCTTGAGCGCCAACCAGGGCGGGAGTACCGCCACCCAGCAAGTGCGCGCCTGGATCCGCTACGACCGCGGCAGCGGCGCGGGACTCGAGACGATCCTGCTGGGCAGCTTCGGCGTGATCGGCCTGGGCGGCGCTGGCCTGGGGACTGCCGGCGAGTTCAATATCCCATCCGTCTGGGTCTCGATCAAAAACATGGCGAGTCCCAACACCGTTAAGGTGATCTGCGCCATCTGGACCAGCGACTCGATGCTTCCGCCGACCGAAAACCTCGGCGTTAACACGGGCTCGTTTCCAATGGCCCAGCCCGCGGCGATCGCGCCGGGGAGTAACTCGGCTTCGGTGGACAGCGTAGTTTATACGCCGATCCCGGGCGGGTGGGCGTGGGGCTTCCACACGATTTCGGTGACCTGTCCTTTCGGTGACCCGAATTTCAAAGCCGTGGAATTCACGGTGCAAAAGGTACAAACAACCGGAGCGCTCGCGGCCGCGACCGATGGCGAGGGCCTCGTGAGAACCTTTGCCGGTTCGGGTGCAAGCCAGACGCCGTACCTGAATATCACGGTTGACTATACTACGGGACTCGTACAGGTGACGCTCCTCACGGCCTGGACGATGCCCCCCGAGACGCTTCCAGACGGGACGGCGAACCAATACAGGCGCTTCCTCATCCGGGTCTGGAACGTGCGCCAGGATAATTCCAAGAGCGTAGTGAGTTGCTGGCAAAGCGGGGCTGGCCCGGTGCCCGAGACTACCTACGCCGGCGACCGGCTCGAGATTATCCCAAGCCTGCAGCGGGCCGGACTTACCACGGGCGCGCTGAGAATCTCCTTTTCGGGCGCCGACACGAACGTGAACGTCCCCTACAATGGAGCGCTCCTCGCCACGGGCGGAGTCCAGCCGTACACGTTCACGTCAGGCGCGCTTCCGGCGGGGCTGAGCCTGAGTGCCGGCACGGGCGCGATCACAGGGACACCGACGACCGCCGGCACATTCACTTTCACCGGGACCGTAACGGACAAGGCAGGCACAACAGCGACCACGCCGAGCTGCACCATCGTGGTGGGGGCTGCCGGCTCTCAAGTGGGCATCACCATCGCGGCCCCTACCGTCGTGGTGACATTCGGAAGTTTTGGGGGCTCCATCTGCCCGATCTTTACCGGCTTGATCACGCTGCCCACGGGCGTGGCGAACTATTCGAAATTAGATTCCATTTGGGTGTTCGTGGTGGACTCCAGCAACAAGTCCTACGCCATCGCCGTCGTCCGCAATTGGGGAGCAGCAAGCAGCATCAACTACAGCGGCTCGACCGCCTCGATCATACAAACCGCCGCTGATCAAACGGTGTCGCTGCGCTTCGAGCCATATAACGCGGACTCTGTTTTGATGGGCACTCCCACCACCGTATCGGGGGTGACTGTCAAAGGTTCAGGCAACGCGACCCTTGCGTTGATCAGCTCTGCCAGCATCCTCGAGACAGGACCGGCAGGCACGCTTCCCGTGGCGCGATACCAAGCTCCTCCCGGCGGCAACACTTACACGTACGTGCTTGTGACGGTCAACTATAGCCAGTCGCAAACCACCGTCCCAGTGTTCACCGTGTGGCACTCATTCGACAACGGCGCGACCAAGAAGTGGTTCGGCTGGTTCCAGGGGAAGATCGCGAACACATCGACAGCTCTCCTGAATTTCTTCATCCCGCTGGGTACAAACACCTACATTGCGTACGTCGCGCCGGGGGCCACCAACATGGGCGATCCGGTCCCTGCCACGGCGGTGGCCACCGGTTCGATCTCACTCTCACTCGGTGCTCCGTCCGCGACCCCTGGCGGCAGCAGCATCCTGAGTATCAAGGACATCAAGGGCAATGACCCGGCGGCGGACGGCAGCAACATTTTCATGGGCACGAATTCCCTGGGGAATCCATATGCCGAAGTGATCATCAAGTGCGCCACGCCTGGAAACACCGATACCAATCCGTTCTACTACGAGGTCTGGGTGGCGTGGGTGAACGCCAGCGGCGCTCTCGTAGCGTCAGGCGGCTACTCGGACAAGTTCGGGTGGGGGCAGGCATCTCACATACCGAATGACGGCACCATCGGAGTGGTGGACCTGAAAATTGACTATCCCTCCACCGATTTATACCTGGAGATTCGGGTCTACGGGCGCTCGCGGAACTGGTCTGCTCCCGTGCCTCCGGTAGCGAGCGATGCCGCCACAACGCAGATGCAGTGGCCGTCAGGCAATAATTTCTACCGATTGCATGTGGGCTTGCCGCCGGGGCAGGCAGGCGCTAATACCGGTGGCACCACCGGCAACACTAACACCGGCCTCTCGATTCTGAGCAACCCTTCGTTCGAGTTCTCGCGCCCGGGCCAGGTCATGGACGGCAACAACAGCAACCCCGGCCCTGGATTCATGGGCCCGGGATGGCTGGTGGATACATCGGGCAACGTCCTGGACAAGGTCACCGTGCTGGGTTCCGGCGGACGCAGCGGGCCTCAATTCGTCAGGATTCAGGGGCCGAATTGTTTAGTGAAGCAGACCTTCCAGATCCAACAGGGCCAGCCGCTCTACATCCAGTTCTACGCGCAAAGCAACAACGCCGGCGGCACCAACGCGATGGGCGTCATCGTCTACTGGCTGAATGCGGCGCAGGGCTTAATCAGCCAGTTCGTCGTCGGTACAGTCACCGGCCCTGTCTCTTCGTGGGGGCTGACCAGCCTGATCATCCCGGCGTCCTCGGTGCCAGCGGCGGCCAGTCTCGCGGTCCTCGCGTTCCAGAATTCCTCCTCTGAAAACACGGCAGGCTACTGGGACATCGATGACGTGGTGGTGCAGCAGGTAATTCAGCAGACCAACAATCAGCAGATCCAATCCACGGGCTCCACCACATCGGGAATCCCGGTGGGGCTGCAAAACAATTCCGTAAGCACTTTAGCGGCATCGAATTATGGCCTGGACAAGTGGGAGATCGATTCTTCGGACGCTGGCTACGCGCGAGTTGTGGTAGCCAGTGGCCCAAGTGGAGGATCGATCCTTGCTCTGTGGACGCCAAACGGGAGCGGGAATGGCATCGCGTTACAGGCGAGCCAAGGTGGCAATGTCATACAGGTTTACCATGCGGGCGTTCTGAAGACGGGCTGGAACGGTTCAGTTCTATGCGCAGACGGGGTCACCCGCACGGTCTGGAACGGATTCATCGTGAGCTGATTATGCCAACCGAACACGAACTCGAACGCGCCGCACGGCTCCTGGCGTCCAGCCTCTCGCCGCAGCAGGCCACCGCAATGCTGGCCGCCAATTACAACACTTACCTGTGGGAGCAGGAAGAAGCCAAGACGCACCCATTCGAAAACTTCGTGATGCCGGCGGACGACTGGCAATTGCAAAAGGCCCACATGATGGACGGCGGCGGCGTGGTGGATGACGGGGAACTCTCGGTCGAGATCATGACGGCCATGCTGAACGACGACCAAGCCACCTTCTGGCCCGACCTGATCCACGTCTTCAAAAGCTGGCAGAAGATCCAGGGCCGCATGGTGGGTATGCCAGGCGGCGGAATGTTTCTGCGGGGCGTCCCGGTCCCTTAATATGCAAATCGAACTCATCACGCCATTCCCTTTCGAGTCTCTCCCCCGTGTCTGGAGGTGGATCGAGCGATTCCGCGGGTCAGTAGCAGATGACTTCGCGCCCAAGACGCTGAGTGAGTATGTAGAGCACATGGCATCCAGGTGGCAGGAAGAGAAAACCTGGGCGATCTATGGAGATGGGGAGCTGGGGGGCTTGATCGAGTTCCAGCGCTTCAACCTCTGGCTGGGAACCGCGCATGTGCTCCTGAAACCAGACTTCCACGGTAAGGGAATCGCCGTCCAGGCCTGCAGGCAGGCAGTGGGTGAGATGTTCGCCCAAGGAATTGGAAAGCTCGAGTTCCATGTGCTCTCGGGAAACGTCGCGATCGGCAGCCTGTTATCGAACCTCGGGGCGAAACGGGAGGGGCTGCAGGAGGGGCACACATTATCGGGCGGGGAACCCCGCGACGTTTGGGTATACGGCCTGACGAAGAAGGCCTTCGAGGAGAAGCACCATGTCGTCTCTATTCAAGCCAACCACACAGACCAGCACGAGCAGCCAGCAGCAGCAGCAGACCGGTAACACTGCCGGCACAACCAGCAGCGAGGTCACGCTACCGCCTGAAATGCAGGCCCTCGTGCGGCAGTTGATGGCCTACGGGACTCAGTCCATGACGGACCCCACGTCCACGCTGGCGCCCATGCGCAAGGCCGGATTGCAGCAGATCAACCAGGCCTACTCGAGCGTGCCAGGCCAGGTGACGCAGCAGATGGCGCGCCGCGGCTACGGCTCCTCGGGCGCCATGGGGGACGAGATGTACAGGACGGGCCTCGCGCGGGCTGGAGCGGTGTCTGGCTTAGAGGGCCAACTGGCAGACCGCGGGATCCAGCAGCAGCAGTTCGGAGCAAGCCTCTCCGATCAATTGATGCAGGCACTGAGGGGCACCGACAGTTCGACCAGCGGAACGACTTCGATGACCAGCAAGACTTCCGGCACGCAGGTTCAACCCGGGCCCTCGATCTTCTCGAGCCTGATGGGAGGCATCGCGGGATTGAGCGGGATGCTGATGGGGCTGCCGACGACGGGCGGCGGATCGCTGGGCGGCGACTGGCTGGAGAAACGCATTTAAATAAGGAGCACACCACATGGCAATCAGCAGCTTTTCGAATCCCATACCGTCGATCATCGACGGCCTGATGCGTGGCAGTGAATTCGCCATGCGGCTGCGCGCCGCGCAACGCGACGACCAGGAATTCAAGACCCAGCAGACCCTCCAGAACCAGCAGATGTCCATGCAGGACATCATGAACCAGAAGCTGATGGAGGACATGGGGGCGCGGCGTGTCGGACCAGGTGACACGATACAGGACACAGCCAAAATCCCCAGTATGTTGATGGGCCAGGCAACGCCGGCGCCGGCAGCCGGCACAACTCCCGATCTGTATAACCTGCCCCAGAAAGCCGGCCCCCCCATCATCCCGGAGCAATCCATCGACTACCTGCGCAAGGCCGATAAATCGCGGGTGTCCACCCTTCAAGACCGGTTTGGCGCAAAGACACCGTATGAGTTGCCTACGCGCGAAGAGCGGATACAGCGAGCGCAGCAGGCCAAGACCGCCGAAATCGAGGCGGAAGCGGCAGCCAGAACGCGCGCGCAGATCAGCCAAATGGGCCCGCTGGCGGACGCGCAAACCAGGGTCCAGTTCCAGCAACAGCAGCAGCAACACGAGAACGAATTGAAGCTCGAGGGCGGGGGCCGGCCGGCACCACCGGAATTCGCCGCCATAGGTATCACACCGGGAAGGCCTCTCCTACAAAAAGAATGGAATGCCGCCCTGCAAGAGTATCAAGGGCTCACCAAACCCACCATCGTTCCGCGAGACAGTGACGTCTATCAGCCGGAACTCCCGGGCATGCCGGCCCCTGGCGCAGGGCCAGCGCAGCCAACTGCGCCGCCGGCCGCCGTGGAACAGCCGGGCCAGACCACGCTTTCGTTTCCGTTTCTGACCGGGCAGCCGGGAGCGGCATCCGCAACACCGGCGCCGGCGCCCGGGGCCACTCCCGCTCTTCCTGGCATGCGCCTGCTGAAGTCCGGTGGAGTGCCCGAACCGACCGGAGAGTTCGGCACGTATCTCCGGGCGGAACTGATGAAGTCAGGCTACACCATGAAGAACGCGCCCCCGGATCTCGTGACGAAGGCCGTCGTCAATTACGCCAACAAAACCAAGGATCCGGCGGCCGTCGAGCAAGCACGGCAGATGCATGCGCTCACAATGGAAATGACCCAGGCGCGCCTCGACCAGTTGAAGTCGCAGCAGGGGACGGGAACGGTGGACTATAAACCCGGAACCCGCGAGTACAAAGTAGCCCAAGACCTGGCCTACGGCAGGCTCACGATGCAGCAGTTCCGGTCCCTCACCGGATACTCGCGCGATGTGAACAAGAAGATGGACATCTACCAGAAGGCCACGGAGCTGAACCCCAATTTCAACCCGGCCCAGTTCGAGATGGGCTTCAAATTCGCGGCGAATCCGAAGACCCAACAGCAGCTCGCCAGCATGGATAACGTGGCGAAAGGCGCCGATGATCTATTGAAATTCTCAGACGCCGCGAGCCGCTCTGGAGTCACGGCCCTCAACAAATTCATCAATCCCGGGGGGATCGCGTTGGGTGGGAAGAGATACTCCGACTTCCATACCGCACAGGTCGCATTTGCCGATGAGCTATCGGGGGCACTGGGTTTCGGCGGCGCCACCGATATGAGCAAGCAGATGGGTATCGACATGACGAACCCGAATCTGTCTCCTGAGAACTTCAAATCGGCGGTGCAAAACGTGGTCCTGCCATTCATTGAGCGCAAGCGCAAATCGCTGCTCGATCAGATGGGTACCTATGGGCAGCCGGGAATGAACCCGGCTGCGGGAGCAGGGGACGACCGCGGCGTGGTGGCCCCGATCAGGGAAACGGCGGGGCCCCGGCAGCAGCCCGTGCCGCCGAACGTTAAAGCGGCACTTGCGAATTCCGGGCCCGGGATCCACACCCTGAGTGACGGCAGTAAGTGGATTAAGCAAGCAGACGGCACGATCGTGGGGCAATAAGATGGCCGATTTAAGAGTCGTGGATTCGCAGCCATTGCCGCAAGCCTCGCCCGGGGGGCGCCAGCTCTCGGTGGTGGATTCGCAGCCATTAGACCAGCACGGAAAACCATATGTGCAGCAGCCGGAAGGTGGTGGCGGCGAACGCTTCCTCGGCAACCTGTGGGACAAGTCCATCGGCGGTCTGGCGAGCTTTGGGAAAGGGGTGGCTGACCTGGCGGTGCAAGGCACGCGGGCGGCCACGGGTCAGGCGGTGACGCCAGGCCCTGGCACCGAGATGCTGCAAGGCATCGCCGCGGGCCACCTTGACCAGGCGAGGAAGGTAGCCAAGTCGGTTAGCAGGGGAATGGAGGCGATTCGCGCGGGCGATAGAAGCGGAGCTGTTAATCATTTCATCGAGGCGCACGGGCATGCACTCGCGACGGCAATACCTCTGGTTGGGCCGGCCGCGGCCGCGATCGGCGAGCAGGCCGGCGGTGAGGAGGGGCGACTCGACAAGTACGGCAACGTAGTGACCCCCGTCAAGGCGCCGGATATTGCGGGGGCCGCGGGTGGAGCTACGGGACTGATCGGCAGCACGGTGGCGCCTGCTGTTGCCGGCAAGGTCGCGTCGAGAGCAGTTCGGGGAGCGGCGGACCTCGTGAAAGTCAGGAACACCCTCAACCCTGTCGAGCAATCCGCGGTGAACTTTCTAGACGAGCGGGGCGTGCCAATGACGGCTGGAACCCGTACCGGGAATAAAGCGGTTCAGGCCCTCGAGGCGACCACCAAGAACAGCCCGTTAGGAGCCCAGACTGCCGCGGAGTTCAATCGCGGGACAGAAACAGGGCTGCAACGAGTCGGTGGAGAGCTGGCCCAGGAAGTTCACCCGACTCCGGTGACTCCGGAATCGGTAGGACACGCTATACCCGCGCAAATGGATAAGACCATCGCGAAGCTGAGTCTCGAGAGAGACGCCGGCTACGAGAAGGCATGGGCGGGCCGCGACAATCCGGCATTCGACGAAGAGGTCCCGGTCCGAACCAAAAAAGTCGCAGTCATCGGCGACGACGGCAACCCGACCGGCTTCATGGAAGATCAGCCGGTGATGGAATGGGTGAACATGCCGGTGGACGTGCGCGCCATCAAGGCCGCAGCCAGACCGCTCATCGAAGAGATGCAGTGGATCCCGGCGCCGGAGCGCAGCGCATCCGCGGGCTACACGGCCCTCCAGAAGATCGTAAAGGGCGACGATTTTATCCCAGCGTGGGCTGCAGAGCGAGGTCTCAGCGGTCTGAAGTCCATGGCCCACCTCACGGCTAAGGAAGGTGTCAGGGACACGGGGCAGGGGATAGCAGCACACCTGATTCCTGATCTGCAGGAGGGCATCGACGGCGCAGTGGCGAAAGGTGGACCTGAGGCGATCCAGGGATTGAAGGCTGGCCGCGAGACGCACGCCCATGTGATGGGCGTGGAAGAGGTCGCCAAGCAGTTACGCGCACAGGAGCCGGTGCAGAATTTCGGCAGGTTGGTCTGGCCCAAGGACAGCGGTGTCAGCTTTCTCCGCCAGGTGCAGGAATTGGCGCCCGAACAAATGCCTGCGGCCGGCCGCGCCTACGTGCAGCAGCTCGTAGACAAAGCCACGCGCGAGGGCGGAATCGGCAAGACGCAGGGAATCCTGAATCAGTGGCGCGACCTGGGCCCGGAGACTAAGAAAATTCTATATCCTGACGCCGCGCTCCGGGCTAACCTGGACGACTTTTTCAAGGGCCTGGACATGGTGGTGAAAAATCCCAATACTTCGGGCACCGAGTTGGTACGCCAGGCCACCAGCATGAACCCCGCGCGATGGGCGCAGGGCTACATCGGCAGCAAGCTCTTCTACACACCGAAGGGTATCTCGCTTTTGACTGAGGGCCTGCAGCCGAAGAGCCCCGGCGCCGCGGCGCTGACTCAGGCGAAGATACGTGCGGTGGCGGCAAAGGCACCCCCAGAGGAACCGCCGCCAGGTCCACCAGAGGAACCACCTCCAGCAGGCGGAGGATCCGGAGCTGCAGCTCTGAAGGATGCCGTGCAGCGCAACCAAGCCAGCGTGGCGGCCAGGAAAGCCAAACTCACAGGTGAAGCTCCCGCGACTGCTCCGGAAGCTCCCGCGAAACCGGGAGCCCTCGGCCGCGTCAGTGACGCCCTGCAGGAGCACGCCGATGCGGCCATCGAGCGCATGCGCCAGCGGGGAACCTTCAAAGGCACCCAGATGAACGCCTTGGTACCGGTCAACGATCTGGCGGACATGGCGATCTGGGGAGCGGCCAAAATTGCGAAAGGCACTGTGGACTTCGCGAAGTGGTCGAAAGAAATGATCGCGGACGCAGGGCCGGCGATCAAACCGCACCTTGAGAAGATGTGGGCCGATGCGCAGAAGATCTACGCAAGAAGGGTCGCCGAAACTGCCGGCAATATGCCCACCACGAAGCGAGTGCTGGCGATGTACAAGGCAGGGAAACTGGGCGAGGACTGGTACAAGCACACGCAAACCGAACTCGAGCAGCACTTCGGTCCCGACGCTCCCATGTTCGTGGACATGCTCGCGGCCACCTCGCCCAATAACACGGTAGAAGGTAATGTGACGATGGCCCTCAAGGCCTACACCCAATACAAGACCGGACAGCCTTTTAAGGGATACATGCCCGCAGTCATCGGCAATCTCGAGAAAGTGGTAAAGGGGATCTCGCCGTCAGGCCCGAAGGTATCGAGCTTCAAAGCGAACCTGTTTGGCGATCCAGATCGGGTGACGGTTGATCGATGGATAGCGAGAGCGATGGGCCGCCAGAGCGACAACCTGACAGCAGGGCAGTACAAGTTCCTCGACTATCAGCTTACACAGCTAGCAAAAAAGGCAGGCGTCGAGCCCCGCCAAATGCAGGCCGCCATCTGGCGAGCCATCAAAGACGAGCAGGGCCGCGCCGGGAATACGAACGAATCTTTCGAACAGGTGCTTCAGCGGCACGTTGCGACGAAGCCGGATCTGGCGCGGGTCATTCGCCAACTCAGAGAAGCTCAGGCTCCTCTTCCTCAATGATCTCGTCGTAGCTGAGATCACAGGGCATGTCGGAAAAGACTTCGATCAAGTGTTCTTCGACGTCTTCCGGCACGGGCCGGCCGTCAGTTGTAGTTAAATCGGCCATGCTCCAGTATAGCAAGGTCACTTCTCAGACTTCTCAGAACTCTGAGAAGTGCTTCAGCAGGCACCCAACGAGGGCTTTATGTCGTTTGCAGATCAGAACAAAACGGGCAACAGCAACAACTCGGTTAGCGCTTCGAGAGAGGAGCCGGTCCACACTTCGCCGGCCGGATGGAGTGAGAGGTTCTGCCTCCCCGTAGTTTCGGCATCCCGCGATTGTGAGCCTCCGCTCTTGCGGTGCAGGTATTCCAGCGTCAATGCGTCGATGTTCAGCGTAACGAAAACGGCGGCCCCTGGATGTGTGGTCTTCTCGACGACGACTTCCTGTGAACTCAACTCGCGGAGCAGGGCGACATTGTGCGGCTGAACTTCCCGGTATTCGTCGACGCAATGGCGCAGTTCCGCAACGAGGGCCTGCCAGAAATATTTCGACCTGGCAGCGATCAGCCGGTTCTCTTCGAGGCGCGCCGCCCTGTCGGCTGTTTCCCGCGTCTGCCGCTCGTCGCGGCGTTCGGCCTCGCGTTTGACCCACGTCATGAGGCCAAGGTAACACGAGTTTTCGAGACGGCTCCATGGGGCGCGCTCAAACGCTTCCGGCGACCGTCAATAACGCAGTAACCCAGCACTAAAACCCGAAGGAGCAATTCAAAATGGGCTTCAAACGCATCACAGCACCCGTATTCGTCTTCATCCCCGATGGACCAGTTGATCCCGGCTGGGGAGCCACACCACCAGTCGATCCCGGCTACGGGCACCCCGGCTGGGCGCCGGCCGATCCAGGCTACGGCATAGGAGCACCCATCTATCCGAGCCACGGTCTCCCCGGCTTACCGCCGCATCCGGGCAACAAACCCCCCGGAAGGCCGATCCTGCCTCCGCACCCCGGCAACAGACCTCCGATGGCCCCAGCTCACCCGTGGATGCCCGGACACTGGGAGATCCTCGACCCGGGTTGGGGGAAACCGCCGATTCTCGGATTCCTGCCGGTCGATCCCGGCTGGGGGATAGATATGCCCGTGGCGCCGGATCAGGGGCTACCGCCAATACCGTCGCAAGGACTCCCTGCAGGGCGCCCACCCAAGCCCGATCAGAGTTTACCGAGCACTCCAAGCCATAAGCCAACGCCTCCTGGTGGACCTGGTGGTGGACAGTGGGTTCCTGTGGATCCGGATTACGGAGTCCCCTGCCGGCCGTGCCCCGGTAAGCCACATCCGCCGCTGTGGGCCTGGATTCCGAACCCGCCGGATCTGTCGAAGCCGGTCGATCCCGCGGCCCCGGAGCCGGCGCCCACCGCGTAACAGGGCGGGTGCCCCTTTCGCTTTTCCTTCGTTCCCCTTGAGACTCATACCCTCTACCCGAGACCCCCTGGTTGAAATAGAACGATTGTAATAGCCGTACCTATGGGGATATCTTAGGTGGTGTTCCAGGATCGAACTCAGGACCGTGTTCCTACTTCGATTCGGAAACAAAGAGATTTTGGGGAACTAACCCGCCAACGACTGAGCCTCTACTTTTGGGGCGGAACTCAGCCGCTGGCGGATGGGCCCCGGTGTACAGGGGGAGAAACCCCGGCGGAACCCGTTTTACGTTAGCACGGTCGCATTTATTTGCGAGCTGTTATCGAAAGGCCATACATGCTTTTTTTGGGCGAACATCAAAAGAAAGGAACAGAGCGGAACAACCCGCCCGGGTCATCTTAAATGGTGTCAGGAAGAAGTTTAGCAAGTCATCCCGCCATAATTCCACCGACATTTACCCGATCAAATAGGCCCCTCCTCCAGCAGAAGTGCGCCTGCTCACAATGGGTCCGCCTAAATGGGGTTGCAAATACAGTACTTGGCATTTTCCGATTTTTGGTTTATTGTGCAAAAGGCC